CAGCATTCTTTGCTTTGATTTGTGGAATTTTCCACGCATTGTAACAATTAGATGCTGCAATAAAATCTATAGAATCAAAGTCACTACCTTTACGGTTTTCTTCAATACACTGTTTTAATACTTCATTATTAATGTTTGCATTTGCAATACTTGTCCAACAGACAAATGCGAGCAACAACAAACCTACTGCTATAAAATTCTCTCTCATTTTTACTCTCTCTCATTTTGCTCTCTTAGTTTTGTGTTACTGAAACAATACATCCATTTGCGTTAGTGCATATTCCTGTAAGAGAATACGTTCTAGCAGAACTGTCTGTTTGTTCCAAGTCCAATGTGTAAGCACCACCATTATTTGTTATGTCTATGTTTGCAGTGTGGTCGCCATACCGTTGGAATGCATCAATGGTGTGTCCATCACCATCAACTACAATGTCTGCATATTGTTCATCACTATTACCACGTTGTAGTAATTCAACATCATTATTGTCACCGTCTATTTCAATAAACCCATCATGGTCGCCAGAACCACGTTGTGTGTGTTTTACCGTGTTACTGTCACCAGTGATATAGTTTGCTATGTGTAATCCACCATTACCATTATCATCTGTTTGATAACTTGCAAGATTATTACTATTACCAGTTACTATCCAGTAAACATCATTGTCACCAGTTTCATTTGTATCTACATTACCATCTTCGTGTTTACCTTGCCAGGCTTTGACATTATTACTATTACCATTAACTCTTACATATGCATAATTGCTATCTTGTTTGTGAATTTGTACATCTACGTTATTAGAATCTCCACTTAATACTTCTGAATATACAACATTACTATCTCCATTATCAATAGTGAGACTCATATTATTACCACTGTCTCCACCATTACCTATTTCACTATGAGTAATATTACTATCACCATCAATATCAACAGAAATGTTATTATTATCTCCGTGATTGTCTACTTTGGATATATTGCTATTTCCGTCTTGTATAACACTCATTTGTTGATTGCCACCATGAGTCCAAACTCTTATTTCATTAGTATTACCTGTTTGATTGAATGAAACTGTTTTATTGTTTCCAGAGAGTTGAGCATCACCAGAACCCGACAATGCTTCTATTTGATTGTTCTCTCCATCTTGCACAATGTCCATATCAAGATTGTCGCCTGACTGTTGAACATAGATATCGTTTGCGAACACAGATGTGGCAATTAATAAACTACTGAGACTGTATAACAGAGATTTCATTTCCCCCACCTTCTCCTATTTCGTAATCGTAAGTTTCAAACTGTCCTTGTTGAACATCAAATGTGTAATCACTATTCTTGTTTAAATTAAACTGGAAAAAATTGCCTGTACCATCATCTCTTCTGAATACCCAATTGGGAGATTGATCATACAATTCTAATCCTGTTTCTGGGTCTTTACCCAATTTAACTGTCGTTGTCTTTTCAAATTCACTTCTCATCTGAAGTGCCAACTGTTTATTAAGTTGGTCTAATACATCGTATAAAAATCCGTTTGCGAGATAATCTACATCTAAATCTGTAGTCCAAGTATTCTCGTCATCTACTTCTAATTCGTCTTTGTTTAACCCATCAAACTCTAAGTAATCTATTCCTAAAAAGTCTGCAAGTTTCTTCGTTCTTTGATATTCTGCTTCTTCATCAAACTCCACTGGTTTTCTAACAATCAATAGATTATTAATCATTGATTCATCTATTGATAACTTCAGTGGGTCAGATGGTGCAGTCTTTTGCGTTGTCACAATCGTTGCCTGAAAGGCTTGATTTAATATTACCATTCCAACATCAGATTCTACTGTTATTTCACCAACCACACAATTTCCATAACTGTTACAACTAGGTAATAGAATAATCATACTAGAACCAGTTTCATCCACGGTCATGGAAAAATCTGTGCCCCGAACACCAATAACTGCTGTTGGGGTTGTTATCTTCACATTCTGTCTGGAATTCTTTGCGATTTGCCCAGACGCATATCTTACAGTTCCAAATGATGATTTAAGTGATAATGAACCTGTCTTTGTATTAGGGTCATACACAAACTCATCAATAACTAATTTAGAATTTTCAGTAACATCAACTCGTGTTTCATCCAAAAACTCAATGGCAGTTCTACCATTCTTTGTTTTTACAACATCATAAGATTCGACATCGAAATCCTTTTCAATGCCTTTAATTTTGTCACCACTCTTTCTTTCAATGTCAGTAACACCCTTCTGTTCTATCACATCCCCAATCTTAGCATAAGCGGGAAAGGATAGAATCAGAAGTATGCTAATCGCTCTGAGTAATATCGACATCAAAATCATCACCATCAATTGTAAGGTCTACAATATTGTCTTTCACACCAGTTTGTGTTACATCAATAGTACCACCACCACCTGTTACATCTAGTGTAATTCCATGTCCATGAGCATCACCGTCACCAGTTTGAACTGTTGTTATCGCAACACCAGCATCACTGTTAGATGAGTTAGTTGACAAAGATGAACTATTGTCAAGAGTTACAGTTAAAGCTGCAGACTGACCATTTACTGTTGAGTTAATGATATTGTCATCACCAGTAACAGTAAAGTTTATCACTGAGGATTCTGAATCAGCACTTGAACCAACTCTAAGTGTGTAGTCGTTATCATCACCAGTAGTAGCAATGTTTAAAGTCACAGTATCACAATCGCCTGTAGCAGAACTTGAACAAAGTAAATCAACTTCGTTGTTATCACCAGTAAAAGTCCATGTACCAGTGTAAGTACTACCTTTAATAATTGCCGCTATAACATTGGCATCACCTGTTTGAGTTATACTAAATGTCATATCATCACCTGCTAAGGTGACATCAGTAGTTGAATTACCAATGACATTGTTCGTACCGTCTTGGACGATATCTAAGTCTAAATCATCTCCAGCTTGAGTAATATAAATGTCATTACTGTATGCAATACCAGAGTACCATAACGAAAATAACATAACAAAAGAGGTGACTATGTAGTTTTTATGTTTCACCATCTTTCTCCATTTTTAGGGTTTCTGCGTTTTTAAATTTCCACAGAGATTTTTCTTGCCCCTTGGTTATTAATAAACGAACTGCTTCTTCAATCGCAGCTCGCACTGCATAATTTGTAGGTTCATTAACTGCTGAACCGGCTTCAATTTCTAATGCTTTTGTTCCCATATCTAAGAACCGAAATACATCAGCTCCAGATGCGTAACTAGCAATAGTCTTTTCGGTAGCAACACTCAATAATACTTCCCCTGTCTGAACAGAAACAATTCTCATTGCAACTGTTACTTGGTCGGTTCTATATTGTGTGTCAGCACCAATACCGAAATATCTTGCACCCATACCACCAGAGGTAGTATTTGAATCATAACCAACAACTCCACCTTCTAGCAATAAACCAGCAAACAATAATGGTTTAAGATTTACTGCACTTTCTCCATCATAAACTTCTCTTGTAGATTTGATAATCTGTCTTTCTTTTACTAGATTAGCTAATCCATTTCTTTCAACTACAGTAAACCAAGTTGAATTACCTGCTTTCTGTAGTGCATCAATTACCCAAACATCTGCACCTTGGGTGACTGCGCTTGATAAATTACTGAAACGCTCACTAGGTTTACGTTGTCCAGTTTTATCAGTAAAATCATAAACTGCAATGGTAATCTTCTTACCATCCAGTTCTGGTAAAATCTCTAGTTGATTTTGAATAGGTACACTAGTTACCGACTGTGCAGGCTCCCAATCCGTTGGGTGTATAGTCGCACATCCACTCATCAAAACCATTAATATGATTACGGCGATATTTCTCATTAGAATCCAAAACCAGTTATCGGAACGATTAATTCTGTAAAAGTCCCATCCTCTCCTGTAATTTGTATGGTGATTGTTCCAGATGTTTCATCCTTTACCCAATAGATTGTTGAACCATCTATCTCTGCTGTACCAGAAGTATCACCAGTATCAGTAAACATACTGTCTACCATTTGCTTAGACAATTGTGCATAGATACGAGACTCAACATTTTTAAGAAACTTTTGAATAGTTTCATTTTCTGCTTCTCGTTCAGCACGTCTTGCTTCTGCAGCGGCGTCATCTTCTATTTCTTTTTTACGATTGTGTTGTAGCTGTTCAATACTCAATACATGGGTACTGTAACCATTGCCACTAAATGAGGGGTTATCAAAACCAAAGGTTAAATCGGATGCACTACTCTGCGTTGCTATTATCAGACTTAGTAGACCCACTTTGGTCAAATTCTTTGCTAACTGAACCATATCTTGTCAATATCTCCTTGAGGTCGCCCTTAATAGGCTCCCCTGTCTTTTCATAATGTTCTAATAACATGGAAAGTTTCGTGTTCAATCTTATCATGTCATTATCTAACATTCGGATTCTATCTACTAATGCAATCAGTGTTTTCTGTGCATCCCCAATTACAGGGTCGATTGTTTCAGTTACCCACTTCCATATGAAGAATACAAAGTATCCCATACCAAGTGCGGCAATAACAGGGAAACCAAAGTCTTTAATTGCGTTAACAAACTCAGCCTCCACTAATCTCTCCTTGCATCTTCTTTACCTTCATTCGCAGCTATACGGTCAATGTTTGGTTTGATTTTAAATGCATGACTCATCAAAACATCTATCTTTACCAAATCATTGTTCATAGTTTGCACACGATTATCCAGTGCTTGGATGATGTTCTTTAAAGAATTAACACCGCCCGTCACACCTTTTAATATGAAGCTAATCGTTAGAAACACGAAATAACCTGCCGCCAAGGCGCCAGCAATCGGGAATCCAACATCTTGTATTAGTGTCAGAAAATCCATCTTTTTATTATGTTGGGGAGTGTAACCCAACTCTCTCTCACTCGATTTCTTGTGATAATTATCACCTGTCTATTTAGGTGCCATCGTATTTAGGCTGCCCAAAAGTATATAATTATATATGAAAATGTGTTGTGCAAGAAACAAAAAAAAAGGGTCAACACCGAAATGTTAACCCTTTCCCCAATCCTAAGATTGTACTCTACTACTACCTGGCCCTTTCAGTGTGAATCCAATTCAACCACCAAGGATACATCGTCCAGTATACCTTATTCCACGTTACTCGTTAGCAAGTTTCTCAAAGTACGACATTGCATCGTCATCATCATTACTTGAAGCAGAGAATGGTGCGGTTTGTGGTTCTGGTGTTGGAGTAGACGCTGGTGGAGTGAAATCCACAGTATCTTCTTCAACAATCGCTGCAGCTGTTTTTGCAGTTGCAACTGTTCCAGACAAAACGGCATCTAGTCTTGCTTTCAACTCATCATATGATTTGAAATTACTAGGAGCTGTGAAATCAGCGAGTGAATGACATGAACCATAGATTTTCTCTAGTTCTTCATCCGTTGGTTTTAGTTGTACCGGCTTGTCAAACTCTGACTTATCATAGTTCCAATATCCGTCAACCTTACGAATTTTCAGTTTGAAGTTCGCACCTTCCCATAAATCAAATGGGTTGATAGGAGTTTCATCTGCA